ATGGCGAATACCAAGCAAGTTCCCCATTTGAGCGCTCCCGATTTTGAGCGCCTTCGCAAGCTCCAAGTTGTCATCGCCGAGTCCGAGCGGGCCGCGCGAACGCGGATCGAATACAACCGCGACTGGAAGAAATTCACGGAATGGTGCCGTACAGCTCGCGTCTGCGCGTGCCCGGCGAGCACCGACACCGTGCTGTTCTACCTGACCGACATGCTGGCGCGTGGCAGGAAGGTATCGAGTGTCACACGCTATCTGCGCAGCATCGACGCGGCACACCGCGTCAGAGGATTCGCTCTCTCGAATTCTCAGGCGCTGCGTGGCTTCCTGGCCGGTGCCCGCCGGTTGCGCTGCGAACAGCCGGACCAGAAAGCTCCGATCACTCTGGAAGTACTTCGCTCGATCTGCGCCCAGTTGGTTACAGGACGGCCCCGCGACACTCGAAATCGATCGATTCTCACGCTCGGCTTTGCCACGGCATTGCGCCGTTCGAATCTTGCGGCGCTCGACCTGGCGGATCTCCGGTTTGTAGTAAAGGGCCTGGAGGTGAGAGTTAGGAAGGAAAAACAGGACCAGGAAGCCAAAGGCCGCGCAATTGGCGTGACCCACGGTTCGCACGCCGCGAGTTGCCCGGTCGCGGCCTTGCGCGCGTGGCTTGAAATTCGCGGCCAATCTCCGGGGCCGTTGTTCTTGCCGTTTACTGCCCGCGGCGCACGTGTCATGATGCGACGGCTCGAAACGAGAACGATCGGCCGCGTGGTCAAAGATGCCGTGCAGAGGATTGGATTGCCACCGGAAGATTACTCGGGGCATTCGCTTCGGTCTGGCTTTGTAACCACCGCTGTCGAGGCCGGTGTGCGGGAATTTTTGATTGCGGATCACACCGGGCATCGCTCGCTCAGTGCGCTCCGGCGTTACTTTCGCAAGCGGGATCTCTTTCAGGCTAATGCCTGCACGATGATCGGGTTGTAAATACCCTGTTTCGGATTCGTCCATAAGCCCTTCGGTTACAAGGGCGACTGAGGAGGGCGGCCGCCTAACCGAGTCTCCGTGGGACGGAGCTGCGGCCGCCGCATCCGCAATCCAACGCGTCTCGCTTTTAACTGCGCGAGCCGCATTCTGCCGGTTAGCTAGACCAGCGCTTTGACTATAGCCGACGGTTCCGAATTTGACAAGTGGCGAGAGACGTGCTTTTCCGGGCGAAACAGGCGTGCTATGCTCAGTTTGACTCACCGGACCTGCCTTTCCTCTTCTTCGTTTGGCGGGGCCGGGGTACTACGCTGGCAACTGCTGTTGTGCGGGCGCCGGTGATTTGGTAGTGGGCAGTGCTGCTCGCTACTTTTTTGGGCGGTGTTTCTTATTCGCATCGCTCATTTGCACCAAGCGGCGGGGCGCCTCGCGACATGGTCAGTGTCTGGGCGGGGCGTCTCGCGATCACCATTTCAAATCTCACAAAAGAAATTCGGGTTCTGACGAGCTTACCAATATTCGGCCACATTTTGGCGGCAGCCTGGCTCTGTTACCGCACCATGAACCCATCCCAAGTTACGCCCGCGATGGAAATCGAGTCAATCCCCAATTGCGATTCCCCTGATTCGCTTACAAATTTTGATCGCTAACAATTCCCGCCCGCAAACGCGGCTTCCATTTCTACAAAAATCTGGTTTATACTCCAAACAATCGGCTTCGAAATGTCGTTGCGGCGCAAGACCAACCTCGGGAAATCCAATGACCCGCGTGCCGCTGTGGTCGACGAGTACGGGGAGCTGGAGCGGAAGATCGCGCTGCTCGCTCCGACCATTGCGCGGCGCGACGCGCTGCGGGAGAAGATTTTAAGCTGGTGCGCCGGCCAGCCGGCCGACGAGGCCGTGACGGTCCAGGGCGCGCAGTACCGGATCGACATTACGCCCTGCGAATATAAGCGATTTATTCCGAATATGGCCGCGGTGTTTCGTTTGTTCGGCCAGGATAAGTTTTTGCAATATTGCACGTTTCCGCTGGGCATCCTCGATTCCCAGCTTTCGAAGGCGGAACAGCGCGCGGTCATCCGCAAAGAGCGTCTGGGAAGCCGCAGGATTTCTGCAGTAGCGAAAGCCGCGCCCGCACGGGCGGCGTAAACGCGGTATCGGGACTCGCGTAGGTCGGCGTCGGATGGCGACCTAAAACTTCCAAACTCCCGTAACGACCCTTACCCGAGGTGTGTTCGCGTGTATCCACCCATTGTGAAGGACACATTGCCGCTCAAAAACCGGGCCGGCGAGACCTTGATGCACGTACGCCGGCAGACCGCGGAGCGCCTGATCAGCAAAGAGCTGGTGATTCCGAAAGGCACCAAGCACCGGACCCATGCCTTGCTGCTCGCGCCCCAGTTCGATGATTCGGTGGTGGTGTCGCTGTTGCAGTACGCCGGGCAGCGCTACGTCCATCGGCGCGAGACCGCGGAGAATCCGCCGCGGGTGTGGATGCATAAGCGCGTTTTGCTGCATGGGTGACAGCGCGCGGGCCCGGGCGTTTTTGAAGGCCTACCGGGAGACCGCGTCGATTACCAAAGCGGCCCAGGCCGCCAAGGTCGACCGCACGCGGCACTATCGCTGGTTCCAGGCGAGCGGCCGGTACCGGATGGCGTTTGAGCGCGCGAAAGAAGAGGCCATGCAGGCGCTTGAAGACGAAGCCATCCGGCGCGCGTACGAGGGCTGGAACGAACCGGTTTTCTACAAGGGCGAGAAATGCGGCGCGATCCGGCGCTACTCCGACGGCCTGATGATGTTCCTGCTGCGCGGCGGGATGCCGGCCAAGTACCGCGAGAATTACAAGCTCGAACTGGCGGGGCCGGCGGGCGGCCCGATCCCGGTCGAGCAGCAGCGATTGCAGACATTGAACGATGACGAGCTCGGCGAACTGCTCCGCATTGCTCGAAAGCTTGCCTCCGATCGAACTGATCGAGGCGGAACTGAGCCGGCGGCAGCGGAATAAGATCGCGCGGTACTTCCCCGACGAAGGTAAATACGCGCGGGCTCTCTATCCCAAGCAGCTCGCCTTTTTCGAAGCCGGGGCCAAGTACCGCGAGCGCTGCTTCATGGCCGGCAACCGGGTCGGCAAATCGGACGCGGGCGCCTATGAGCTCACGCTGCACCTGACCGGCCGGTATCCCGGCTGGTGGCGGGGCAAGCGCTTCACCCGGCCGGTGCGTGTCTGGGCCGCGGGCGACACGTCGAAGACTGTGCGCGAGATCGTGCAGGAAAAGCTGCTGGGGCCGCCGGGCGCGCACGGCACGGGCATGATCCCGGGCGACGCGATCCTTAAAACCACCACGAAATCGGGCGTGGCCGACGCGATCGATACCGTCTGGGTGCGGCATGCTGCGGGCGGGCATTCGATGCTCGTGCTGAAATCCTATGACCAGCGCCGCGAGTCCTTCCAGGGCACCGAGCAGGACGTGATCTGGCTCGACGAAGAGCCCGACCAGGGGATCTACACCGAGTGCCTGCTGCGCACGATGACGTCGAACGGGATCGTGCTGCTCACGTTCACGCCGCTGTTAGGCCTCTCCGACGTAGTGCTCTCGTTTCTGCCGGGCGGCGATCTCGACCGCGCCGCGGCGACCGGCAAGTTTCTGGTGACCTGCACGTGGGACGAAGTGCCGCACCTGACGCCCGAGGCGCGGGACGAGCTGTGGCTCGCAATACCGCCGCACCAGCGCGAGTGCCGCTCCAAGGGCGTGCCCGTGATGGGCGCGGGCGCGATCTACCCGGTACCCGAGGAAGACATCGTGGTGGCCGACTTCGAGCTGCCGAAGCACTGGCCGCGCTGCTATGGGCTGGATGTGGGCTGGAACCGCACGGCCGCGGTCTGGGGCGCGCTCGACCGCGACACCGACGTGCTCTATCTCTACAGCGAATACTACCGCGGCGACGCCGAGCCGTCGGTGCACGCGCACGCGATCCGCGCCCGCGGCGAATGGATTCCGGGCGTGATCGATCCGGCGGCGCGCGGCCGCAGCCAGGTGGACGGCCGGCAGCTCGTCCAGATGTACCGCGACCTGGGCCTGGATCTGGCCGAAGCGCAGAACGCGGTCGAGGCCGGGATCTATGAAGTGTGGCAGCGCATGTCATCGGGCCGGCTGAAGGTGTTCCGCTCGCTTTCGAATTATCTCGAAGAGCGGCGGCTGTACCGGCGCGACGAGAAGGGCAAGATCGTGAAGGAAAAAGATCATTTGCAAGATGGGGTCCGCTATCTGGTGATGAGTGGCATCGAGCGCGCCGTGACGATGCCCGCGCCCAAGCAGGAGATTAAATTCACGCCGAGCTGGGGCGGCGGCGGGAGTTGGATGACGTGAGCGAGCGTTGGCGCATGCAGTCGCGGCAGCGGCAGCGCGGCGTGTCCGGGTTGTGCTGCTTCCAGTATTTCCCGCCCGAGTACGAAGCGCGCTTGCGCGCGTTCCGGCGCGCCCGCTCCGCTTTCAGGACTTCGTCGGGAATGGTTGCGGGATCGATGTCTTTCGTCCAGCGTTTCATGCGACCTCGGCGTATTCCACCTGTGTGGTGGGTTCCGGGATGGGATCGCCGTCTTCGCGCATGCCTTCGAGATGAAACTCGATCGCTTCGCGGATGTTGCGGCGCACCTCTTCGAGCGTATCGCCCGTGGACACGCAGCCGGGAAGATCGGGAACCGATGCGCAATAATTGCTGCCCGGCGCCTTCTCGATTACGACAGCGTATTGCCTCATTTCATCGCCTCGACGATCGAGATGTCCTGGCTCAGCAGCTCGTTTACCAGCTCGTTCAGCGATGTGCCCTTCCGCTCCGCGGCGGCGGAAAGGTAGGTTTGCAAATGCTCGTCCAGATATACCGGGATGCGAAGCGTTGCATCGGGCCGGTAAAACTTGCCGCGTTCGGCGTTTTGAAAATCGTAGTGATCTCTCATTGGTGTTCCTCGTATTCGTGGATCTCGGCGCGATTGGCCGGGCGAGCGGAAATGATGCGTACCCGAGCGCTGGAAGGGCTCAGATCTTGCCAGGTGTGAATCACGAGGAGCATCTGGCCATTGCTGGCGTGCCCGATGCTGATCCAGCGCTCTTCGGTTTCGGAATGGTCCGGATCGGGAATCGTCCGAGCGAGCGGATCCAAAAAGATCGTCGCGCCCGTTTCGAACGAGATTCCATGCTTGCGCAGATTTTCAACGGCCTTTTTCGGATCCCATTCGAACTGATGTTCAAAGCCGCTCACGAAGCCAGTATCTCACAGATGCTAGTATCTGTCAAGTAAATTGATGGCCATCTCGCACAAAGATCTGCTCGAGACGGCGCGCAAGCGCTTTGCGCTGGCGAAGTCGGAAGAGGAGGAAATCCGGCGCGAGGCCAAGAAGGACCTGGCGTTTCTGGCCGGCGAGCAGTGGGACGCGCGCACGAAGCACGAGCGCGAGAGGGCGGGCCGGCCGGCGCTGGTGATCAACAAGCTGCCCACCTTCGTCCAGCAGGTGGTGAACGACGCGCGGTCGAACAAGCCCGCGATCAAGGTATCGCCCAAAGAATCAGGCGTCAACACCGATACGCGCGACGTGGTGCAGGGCCTGATCCGGCATATCGAGTACGACTCCGACGCCGACGTGGCGTATAACACCGCCGAAGAGTACGCAGTCTCGTGCGGGTTCGGCTACTACCGCCTGGTCACGGAGTATTGCGAGGAGCGCAGCTTCGATCAGGAAATCAAGATCAAGCGCATCGCCGATCCGTTCACGGTGTACTTTGATCCGGCGGCGAAGGAAGTGGACCGCTCCGACGCCGACTGGTGTTTCGTGGTCGAGTCCTACTCGAAAGACGAGTTCGCCGCGCGCTGGCCCAAGGCCGAAGCGTCGAGCTCGAATTTCTTCGCGGGCGCGAGCGATGAGGACGGCTGGTTCACCGAAGATCAGGTGCGCGTGGCCGAGTATTGGTACGTCGAGATGGAGCCGCGCACGCTGGTGCTGCTGTCGACCGGCGAGACCGCCTTCGACGACGAGCTGCCCGAGGAGCTGCCCGAAGGCGTCGAGGCGCTGAAAGAGCGCGAGGTCACGGTGCGCACGGTGAAGTGCGCGGTGATCAACGGCCAGGAAGTGCTTGAAGAGAACGACTGGCCGGGGCAGTGGATCCCGATCGTGCCGGTATGGGGCAAAGAGCTGATGGTCGACGGCAAGCGCAAGCTGTTCTCGCTGATCCGCTGGCAGCGCGACCCGCAGCAGCTCTTTAACTACTACAAAACGGCGATGGCCGAAACGGTGGGCCTGTCGCCCAAGGCGCCGTGGATCGGCGTCGAAGGCCAGTTCGCGGGCCATGAGGCCGAGTGGCAGACGGCGAACTTGGCGCTGCATCCGTACCTGGAATACAAGCCGGTATCGCTCAACGGGCAGCCGGCGCCGCCGCCGCAACGCCAGGTTTACGAGCCGCCGATTCAGGCGCTCTCGGTGGGCGCGATGCAGGCGTCGGACGATATGAAGGCGACGGCGGGGATTTTCGATGCGTCGCTGGGCGCGCAGGGCAACGAGACGTCGGGCATCGCGATCGCGCGCCGGCAGCGCGAATCGGATGTCGCCAATTTTCATTTTCTCGACAACCTGGCGCGCGCGCAGCGGCATACGGGCCGCATGCTGATCGACCTGATCCCCAAGATCTACGACACCGAGCGCGAGATCCGCATCCTGGGTGAAGACATGAAGGAAAAAGTGGTCCGGGTGAATCGACACTACGTCGATGAAGCGGGCCGTGAGCGCTATTACGACCTGGGAATCGCGAAATACGACGTGACGGTGTCGACCGGGCCAAGCTACACCACGGCGCGCCAGGAAGCCTTCGACATGCTCACGCAGTTTGCGCAGGCCTACCCGGCGCTGTTGCAGATGGCGGGCGACATCGTGTTCCGCAATTCCGATATTCCGGGTGCCGATCAGCTCGCCGAGCGGTTTCAGAAGATGCTGCCGCCGCAATTGCAGCCGCAGAGCGATCAGGCCATTCCGCCACAGGCGCAGGCCATGATGGCCGAGCAACAGCAGCTCATTCAGCAGTTGGGCGATGCGCTCAAGGGAGTGAATGAAACGATCCGGACGAAGCAGATGGAACTGCTATCGCGCGAGCGCATCGAGACCATGCGCATCCAGGCAGATCTGATCAAGACCGAAGCACAGATCAATAGCAAAGAAGCGCAGGCGATGCTGCAAGCCGAGATGCAGGCCATCCAGCAGAAGCTCGATCAACTGCATGAGGCCGAGATGATGGACACCGAGCACGAGCAGCAGAGGCGCACGCAGCAGGCCGACCAGGCGCACCAGTTCGGGATGCAGGCGGTCGCCGCCGGCCAGGAGCAGGATATGGCGGCGCTCAACCAGCAGTTCAACCCCGAATTGATGCCGAATGAGAACGGACAGGCGCTGCCGGCGACGTAACAGTTCCGGCCCACGGGTGGGCCTTGTACGCCCGGAATTGAATCCACATGAGTGACGAACCACAAACACCGGAACCGGTGATACCCGAGGACTACCTGGCGTACGAGCGCTGGCGCGAGACCGGGGAATTGCCGGCCGAAAGCAAGCCAGAATCTTCCGCGGCGCCGGACGAAGCCGAGAAGGCCGAGCCGGAAGCCAAAACCGCCGAGGAGTCGGAACCCTCTCAACCGGAGCAGGAAACCAAGGAAGGCGACGAGGACGAGAAGCCGCAGCCGAAAGGCGGCTTCCAGCGCCGCATCGACAGACTGACACGCGAAAAATACGAGCTCCAGGCCCAACTCGAGGCCGCGCAACGGCAACTGGCGGCCAAGCCCGCTGCGCCTGCCGAAGCGCCCAAGCCCGCACCGAACGGCAAGCCCAAGCTCGAAGACTACGACACGCACGAGGAGTTTGTCGAAGCGCTGACGGACTGGAAGATCGCGCAGAAGACGCAGGAGTTCAGCGAGCGCGCGGCGCGCGAGAAAGCGCAGGCCGAACAGCAGGCCAAGCAGCAGACCTGGCTGGAGCGCAAGGCCGAGGCGGCGAAGCGAATCCCGGATCTGGAGGAAGTGCTCGATCAGGAGCTGCCGCTTACGCCCGCCATGCGCGATACGATCCTCGAATCCGAGAAGGGGCCGGACCTGGCCTACTGGCTGGGCACGCACCCGACCGAATGCGCCCGCATCGCGAAGCTCTCGCCGCTCGCCGCAGCGCGCGAGCTAGGCCGCGTGGAAGCGTCTTTCGAAAAACCGCCTGCGCCGGAATCGAAGAAAGTCACCAACGCGCCCAAGCCGATCAAACCCGTAGCCGGGGCCAAATCCGCCGCGCCGCCGAATGTCTACGACGAGGCGACCGCGGCCGATTACCCGGCATGGGAGCGAGCGAGACTGGCGCAACTCAAGAGGAGTTAGGAAGTGGCTAATAGTTTGCTGACGCCGCAGGTCATCACCAATGAGCTGCTGCGGAGATTTAAGAACAACTTAGGGTTCGCAGGCGCGGTCTCGCATGAGTGGGAAGACCGCTTCGCCGTAAGCGGCGCGAAGATCGGCGACACCATCAAGCTGCGCATGGCGCCGAAATTCGTCGCCGTCAAATCGGCCATTTTGAGCATTCAGGACGTCATCGAGCCCAACAAGACCCTGACGTTGAACATTCAGGCGCACGTGGGCTTCCAGTTCACCAGTAAAGACCTGACGCTGACCATCGACCGCTTCCGCGAGCGTTACCTGGAAAGCGCGGCCATCGCCCTAGCCAACATCGTGGACGTCGACGGCCTGACGCTCGCGTATCAGACGACGCCGAACTCGGTGGGCACGCCGGGCACGGTTCCCAGCGCGCTGCGCACCTACTACCAGGCGGGTCAGAAGATCGATGAGAACTCCGCGCCGCTCGACGACCAGCGCACGGTGGTGATCTCGCCGGCGATGCAGACCGAGATTCTGGACGCGACCAAGGGCCTGTTCAATTCGCAGGTGCAGATCAAGAACCAGTACGAGCGGGGCCGCATGGGCATTGCGGCGGGCTTCAACTGGGTGATGGATCAGAACGTGCGCACCCACACGGTGGGCCAGCAGGGCGGCACGCCGCTGGTCAACGGCGCGTCGCAGACCGGATCGACGCTGGTGACCGACGGCTGGACTGCGGCCGCGGCGAACCGGCTGAAGATGGGCGACACCTTCACGATTGCAGGCGTGTACGCGGTGAATCCCGTATCGGGCGATCCGCTGGGGAGCCTGCAATCGTTCACCGTCACGGCCGATGTGAGTTCGGACGGCTCCGGCAACGCGACCATTCCGATCTATCCGGCGATCGTGACTTCGGGCGCCTCCAAAACCGTGAGCAATTCGCCCGCCGATAACGCGGCGATTACCGTCAACGGCGCGCCTTCGACCGCGAGCCCGCAGGGGATCGCCTTTCACAAGGATGCCTTTACCCTGGCGATGGCGCCGCTGGAGCTGCCACAGGGCGTGCATTTCGCGGCCAAGCAGCAGGACCCGGATACCGGCGTCTCGATCCGCATGGTGAGCGCGTATGACATCATCAACGATGTCTTCGCGACCAGATGCGACATTTTGTACGGCTGGGCGGCCACGCACCCCGAGTGGGCCTGCCGCATCGCCAGTTGACGTTGCTGTGGTAGCTTACTTGCCTCTAGGTGCTACGGGGCGGCCCGGCCGCCCCATTTTTTGGAGGAAAGGACCATCAGATGAAAGCCGAATTTCCCAAAATGCTGTATCACCGTACGGAGAATCCCCGGATCGTGAACGATCCCTCCGAGCTTGAAGCGCTGGGGCCGGACTGGAAAGAATCGCCGGCCGAGTTTGACATGCACCGCGAAACCGAGGAGAGCTTCAAGCGGCGCACGGAGCAGGCGCAGGGCCTGGCCAAGCCGGCGGCGGATGAAGACGCAGACGAAGCCGTCGAGGCCGCGCCCAAGAGCCGAAAGAAATGACGGCCCAGGAACTGATCAACGGCGCGCTGCGGTTGATCGGCGTGATCGCGGCGGGCGAAACGCCGTCGGCCGATGAATCGGCCGACGCGCTCGCCGCGTTCAACGCCATGATCCAGAACTGGAACGAGGGGATCGCGAAGGCGCTTGCGGGTTCGTACGCGAGCGTGATCTACACGTTCAATCCGCTGGCGACGTACTCGGACCTGAGCGATACGATTTCACTGCCGGGCGGCTGGCTGCGGGCGCTGCGCTATAACCTGGCGGTCGATCTGGCGCCCGAGTACGGGCGGCCGCTCGATCCCGCGGTGGTGACGATGGCGAACCAGTCGCGCATCGCGCTGATGACGGTTGTGGGGCCGGTGGCGGCCACGGCGGCGGGAGCGTAGCCATGGCCACCGTACTCGATGCGCTGATCCGCCCGGCGCTGCGCATGATCGGGCAGCTTGGGCCGGGCCGCGGCGCCGGACCCGCGGAGCTGGTCGACGCGCTGGGCGTGCTCAACCGGATGCTGGACGCATGGTCGACCGAGCGGCTGAACGTCTACACGATCCGGCCGGACGTGTACAACCTGATCGCGGGCCAGCAGACCTACACGATCGGGCCGGGCGGGGATTTCAACGCGCCGCGTCCGGTGCGCATCGAGGAAGCGAATTTGCGCCCGGCGCTCAACCCGGATCAGCGCGTGCCGCTGGAGGTCAAGAGCGGGCTCGACTGGTCGCGGCAGAATCTGCCGCCGGTGACGTCGACGATGCCCGGCACGCTCTACTACGATGCGCAGGCGCCGCTCGGGAACATCCGGCTGTGGCCGGTTCCCTTGTACGCGGATCAATTGGAGCTGTTCACCTGGCAGCAGCTCGGGCAGTTCAATGCCGTGAGCGATACCGTGGCGCTGCCGCCGGGATACGCGGACGCGATCGCCTCGAATCTGGCGTGCAAGCTCGCGCCCGAGTGGGGCAGGCCCATCCGGCCCGATGTGTATCAGATGGCCGTCGATTCCAAGGCGCGGATTCAATCGCTGAACACGCCGGCGCTCACGATGACACCCGACAGCTTTGGGCTCAAGGGGCGCGGGTTTTCGATTCTGACGGGATAAGAGAAATGGCCGTCGACTTAGTCAGTCTTTTCGTCGTGATCGTGGTGCTGGGCCTCGTCTGGTATCTGGTCACGACGTACATCCCGATGCCGCCCGGCGTGCGCACCGTGATCACCGTGGTGGCGGTGCTGATTCTGTGCCTGTGGCTGCTGCACGTGTTCGGGGTGAGTTCGATCGTGGTGCCGGTGCGCAGATAGATCCCGATGCGGAATAGGCTTCAGCATGCATCACGCCGCGTTTTCCACGGCCAGCACGACGCTCTGGCCGAGCACCTCGAGGGCTGCCTGGAGTTTTTCCGGCTTGGTCGCGTGATCCGGGTCCAGCATCCTACGCACCACGGTTTCGCGCACGCCGAGCTTGCGGGCGAGCGCGGAGTTGTTCATGCCGAGCTCGCGCATCCGCCAGTAGAGTGCCAGCTTCGGCGCGACCCAGAGCGGCACGGGGACCAGTTTTTGCCCGCGCTTTGGCGCCGACGGACGCGGGATCTCCTGCTTATCCGCGAGCGCGAACGCGATCGCGCTGCCGAGGCAATCGATCGCTTCCTCGAGCGCCTCTACCGCAGACGCTCCATCGGTCGCCGATCGCGGGAAATCCGGGAAGAGCACCAGGACTCTGCCATCCTTGTCCTTCCGAAACGTTGCCGGGTAACTCAATGCGAACATGGTGACCTCCCTTATAGATCGCTGGGCTTGATTCCCAAATCGCGGCACATTTTGCTGAGCAGGCCTGCGCCGATTTCTTTCTTCGGGTCCTTCAATGCGGTGAAATTCGGACCGAGAAATACACGGCCATGGCTGCCCTTGCCCTTGCCGGGATCAAACGACATGCTCAAGCCGCGAGTCCTCGCCACTTTACCCAGCCGCCGGAGGAACTCGCTGCCCTTCATAGCCTCAGTATCGCACATAAGTGTGCGAGATGCAAGAGCAACGAATCATGCCTGAGTTCGGCTTTTGCGGCCCGGCGTATACGGCGGCGAGCGTGATCGCGGACGCGCAGCAGGCGGTGAATCTGTATCTGGAGAAGGACGAGTCGGGCGCCGGCAAATCCAAGCTGACGCTCTACGGCACGCCGGGCACGGCGCCCTTCTGCACGCTGCCTGCGGCGCCGATCCGCGGGCTGTTTGTGGGCGAAGAGCGGATGTTCGCCGCGGCCGGTTCGCATCTCTACGAGATCTCAGCCGGCGGCGGCGTGACCGACCGGGGCGAGATCGGCAACGATGGCTCTCCCGTGCAGATGTTCCCGAATGGCCAGCAGCTCTTCATCGTGTCCAACAAGCTGGCGTGGATCGATACAGGGACCGGGATCGTGCAGCCGCGCTACGACGGCAACACATACGAGGACCTGGCGATCGACGCCGCCGATACGCACAAGATCACAAGCGCCGAGACGCCGTTTGAGGCGAGCGACGTGGGGACGTATCTGGACATCACCGGCGGCGCGGGATTCACCGTGCAGCGGGTACAGATTACGGCTGTAGACGGCAGCCACGTCGCGACCACAGACCTGGCGGTGGGCGCCGCCGGTTCGACGGGCGGCGCGGCGGGGCAGAAGCTCGGTGTGGTGACCGCGGTGCAGGGCGCGTTTCTGGACGGGTATTTCATCGCGCAGGTGGCGCCCGATCCGGGCGAAGCGCTCTCCAATAAAAAGTTCGCCGTCTCGAAGCTCTACGACGGGCTGCACTGGGATCCGCTCGACTACGGGATCAAAGAGGGCTACCCGGATGCGCTGGCGGCGATTCTGGCGGACCATGAGGAGCTGTGGCTGTTCGGCACGCAGACGACCGAGGTCTGGCGCAATGAGGGCTCGGCCGATTTCCCGTTCCGGCGCGATCCGTCGGGATTCATCCATCAGGGCTGCCGCGCGCCGTGGACGCCGACCTCGCTCGCCGGACAGGTGTTCTGGCTGGGCGGCGACGCGCGCTCCAAAGCGGTCGCCTGGCGGGCGCAGGGCTTTCAGCCGCAGCGCGTGTCGACGCATGCGGTCGAGCAGGCCTGGAACCAGTACGCGCGTGTGGATGACGCCGAGGCCTACGGCTATATCGAGAATGGGCACGCCTTCTGGGTGATCTCGTTCCCGTCGGCCGACGCCACCTGGTGCTACGACGTGACGACCCAGAGCTGGCACCAGCGCGCGAGCTGGGACGGGTCCAACCTGCACCGGCACCGCTCGCGCTGGCATGCGTTCGTATTCGGCAAGCACTACGTGAGCGATTATGAGACCGGCGACATCTACGAATCGTCGGTCAACTTCTACTCCGACAATGGCGCCGACATCCGGCGGGTGCGCGCGGCGCCGCATATCGCGAACGAGAACACGCACCAGTTCCACCACTTTTTGCAATTGGACATGGAGGTGGGGGTTGGGGAGCCTACTTCGATGACCCTGGCGTGGTCGAACGACGGCGGCCACACGTGGACCGCGCCGGTCTCGGCGTCGGCGGGCGCCAATGGCGACTACTTCCAGCGCGTGATCTGGCGGCGCCTCGGCAAGGCGCGCGACCGCGTGTACAAAGTCACGATCACGGGGCAGACCAAAGTGGCGCTGGCGAATGCGTATGTACGGATCACACAGGGGACAAGCTGATGGCGAATCTATCGATGTTTCAACCGAATCTGGTGCTCAAGATGGTCGAGGCCTCCAGCCTGTTTTACGAGGCGCTGCGCACCGGCAATGTCGAGGACTATCACAAGTACCTCGATCTCTGGAACCAATACCGGCAGCAGATGGGCTACCCGTTGTATGTCAGCCCATTGACCGATGAAGAGATCGCGCGCAACAAGCACTGATGCCGGCCGAGACAGTTCGCGTTCCGATCCAGACCCCGATGTTCGACGAGTCGGGGAACCTGACGCGGACCTGGGTGCTGTTTTTCGAGCGGCTGTTCCGCGGCGGCGATTCGTACACGGTGACCTGGGGCGTGGGAATCGGGGCCAATGTCGCGGTGGGCACGGATGTCGCGCCGCATTACCTGGTGCCGCGCGAGGGCACGGCGGTGAAGGCGACGGCAACCGCGAAGACGTGGCCGGAGGGCGGCGATGTGCGGATCGACATTCTGGCCAAGCGGCCCGGCAAGCGGGCGGCGTCGATCTTCGGCGAGCGGAAATTGGTGATTTCCGCCGATCACACGGACGATGTCGAGCGACCGCTCTCCTACGGCCTGGCCGAGGGGGACCTGCTGACGCTGGATGTGCTCAGCGCCGGCGCGAGCGTACCGGGTAAAGACATCACGGTGCAGTTGACGATCGAGACGTAGTCATGGCCGCCAATGTCACACAGGAAGCTCTCGAGCCGATCGGCAAGGGCGCGAACTCGCGGGCGAATGCGACCGCGCAGGCGCTCGAAGTTGCGGGCGGCCCGGCGGCGAGCCGGGCCGAGATCACGCACCAGGCGGTCGAGATCGCGGGCGGCCCCACGGCCAGCCGCGCCCTGGTGACGCATCAGGCGCTCGAGATCATCGGCAAGCTGCGCGTGCCGGCCAACTACGTCGAGGGAGCGGTGCCGGCGGCGATCGGGGCTTTCGTCTATTGACATGCTGACCTTCATCGATTCGTTCGCCCATTACGCGAGCGGGGACCAGGCCAAAAAGTGGACCATCGGGGGGAGCGGCGTATCTCTGAATCCATCGGGCGGGCGGGATAACCGGCCGTATCTGAGCCTGACGGGCAGCGGCCCCATGATCACGCTGCCCAAACAATCGGGGCAGAGCCAGGTGGTGCTGGGAGTGGCCTACCGCAACACGCTGCCCTACTGGGGCGACATGCTGCGCATCGGCGTAGCCGGCGACCATCCGCCGACCGATCCCGCCAACGGCCCGCCATATATCGATGACGCGGTGACGCTGCGGTCGATCAGCGACGGCACACTGTACCTGCATTATGAGGGCTGGAAGCTCCAGGGCGGTTCCTATAGCGGGATTCAGGCCAATAGCGGGATCATTACGCTGCCGCCCGACAACATTCAGGTGAACCAATGGTATTATCTCGAACTCAAGCTGACCTGGTCGGGTTCGGATAACGCCATGGGCGTGGAACTCCGGGTCAACGAGCAGACCGTGTTCTCGGACCCGGCGCCGGTGTTCGTCCAAAGCGGCACGGGCTATCCGATTCTGCTGGGAGATTTCTCGTACTACTACGTGCTGCTCAACGTCGGCAACTGGCAGGATCTGTATGTGCTCGACGACACGGGTTCGCACAACACCGATTACCTGGGCGATTCGAAGGTGATCTGCGTGTACCCGCGGGCCGATGGCTCGCACACGGACTGGACGCCGGACACGGGCACTGACCACTATGCGCGGGTAAACGAGCATCCGCCCGACGATGCAACTTCGTACGTGCACGCGGACACGGCGGGAGCGATCGACACGTATTTCTTCGATGCGGTGACGCTGATTTCGGACATTCAGGGAGTGCAATTGAATACCTGGGCGCAGAAAGAGGATGCCGGACAGCGGCAGATCGCGGCGGTGTGCGTGTCGGGCGGCGCGGATCACGCCGGCGCCAACGTGAAGGCGCTGAACACGAGCTGGGGCGACACGCGCGAGATCTGGGAGCGGAACCCGGACGGCGGCGGGCAGTGGACGCCGGGCGCGATCGACGCCGCGGAGTTCGGCGTCAAACTGGTGACGTGACGGCGGGCCGATGAGACGCTGGCGAATCTGGCATCGCCTGCTCCACTGGACAGGCATGCATAAAGGCTACCTGGTGATGTACACCGAATGGCCCAGCAAGCGGCAGATGCACGGGTTCCTCTGCGGCGACTGCGGGCGTCTGACGTGGTCCTATCCCACGCGGCCCGAGGAAGCGCTGATCGTGCCGCGGAGGCGGTCGCGATGACGGCGACGGTGGTATTTGCGAGCGCGTTCACGTTCGCGCCGACCGAGGACCGCGATCTGATCCGCATGGTGGTGACGCATCCGGCGGTCTACAAGCACGTATCGGATGATTTCTCGCCGCCGCCGGAAGAGTACGAGCCGCACCCGGGAATGCAGTACGTGAGTGTGTGGGACAAAGGCGAGCTGCTGGGGATGTGGATCTTTCAGCCGCATAATGCCGTGTGCTACGAGGTGCACACGTGCCTGCTGCCGTGCGCCTGGGGCGAGCGCGGCCAGCGGGCGGCGCGGGAAATGGCGCACTGGATCTTCGCGCATACGCCGTGTAAGCGCATCATCACGAATGTGCCGGTGTCGAACCGCCTGGCGCTGCGGTTTGCGCGGGCGGCGGGGATGACGGAGTTCGGAGTGAATAAACGCTCCATAGCGAAGGGCGGGCAGCTTGAGGACCAGATTCTGCTCGGGCTGAGCCCGGAGGAGGTGCAGTAAACCCATGCCAGTTGCAGCAGCGATTCCGGCCATCGTCGGCGGCGTCACATCGGTTGTAGGCGGGCTTCAGGGGCGGAGCGCGGCCAAGAACGCGGCCGCCGCGCAGCAGGCCGCCGCTGGGCGCGCCGGCCAGACGTTCACGACCGCCGGCGAGCGCGCGATCACGGGCGTCAACGAGGGCGTGACCAACGCCAACCAGGCGCTCGAAACCGCGTATACCCGCGGCACGGAAGCGCTCTCGCCCTACCAGCAGGCGGGCGCCGAAGCGCTCACGTCGCTGCGCTCGCTCTTGGCGCCCGGCGGGGATCTCTCACGCACGTTTACGGCGGCCGACATGAAGGCCTACGACCCGGGCTATCAGTTCCGGCTGGACGAGGGGAACAAGGCGGTCCAGCGGTCGGCCGCGGCCGGCGGCGGGGCGCTCGGCGGCGCCACGCTCAAGGCGCTGACGCGCTACGCGCAGGGCGCGGCGTCGAGCGAGTACGCCAACGCCTTCGACCGGTTTATGCGGGGCCAGCAGCAGCGCTACACGATGCTGTCGGGCCTGGCGGGCTCGGGGCAAAACGCCGCGACCAACCTCGCGGACCTGGCCGCCAGTACCGGCGCGCGCACGTCGGGCAACATCATGGGCGGCGCGCAACTCGCGGGGGGGTTCGGGATGGACGCCGCGCGGGGCCTGGCTGAGGCGCAGATGGGCGCCGGCAATGCGCAGGCGGCGGGCCATGTCGGGAGCGCGAATGCCTGGAACGGGATGCTGTCGGGTCTGGCGGGCAGCGCCCAGATGCTGGGCCAGGACATGGGCTGGACCCAACCCAGAGTCGCGCAGCCTATGCAGTATGCCCTGCCCACGCTGGGCCAAGCGGCGCCGATGCCGATGGTTCTGCCGGCGGCGCCGGCGCTGACAGCGGGGGCCGCGGCTCCGGCCTCGAGTCCCTTGGCCTATTCGCCCACCATGCCCTACGATCCCCGCTACTGGACGTCGGCTGCCGGGGGAATGTACTGATGCCCATCGATCCATCCATCGTTCTCGGCGTGCGGCCGCCCGAGAATCCGCTCGAGACCCAGCAGCGCGTGCTCACGCTGCGCACGCTCGCGGGCCAGCAGCAGTATCAGCAGGAGCATCTGAAGACGCTTGCGATGCAGAATGAGTTGCAACGCCAGGCGATCGCGGACCAGCAGGTGTTGCGGCAGGCCTGGGCGCAGTCGGGCGGCGATCTGGATCGCGTGCTCGAATCGGTCGCGGGCAAGGTGTCGCCCGACACGATGCTGAAGATCCAGAACTCGATCCTGGAGCACAAAAAGGCGCTGACGCAGGCGAAGCTCGAGGACCTGAAACTGACGCAGGGGCACGCGCAGGCGGTGGGCAATGCGGCGCAAGGCCTGCTGTCGCTGCCGCCCGGCCAGCGGCAGGCCCTCTATCCCGGCGTACGGGCCCGGCTCATTCAGAACGGGAATATTTCGCCGGCCGACGCGCCGGAGTTCTATCCCGGCGACGCCTGGCTCCAGCAGCACGTGGCCAATGCGCTCACGGCCGACAAGCAGATCGAAGCGGAACTCAACCGGCGCAAAACCGCGGCCCAGGAAGTCACGGCCGCATCCCACGCCCAGCAGGCCGTGACGAGTGCGCAGCGCCTGGCGGCCGAGCAGCCGGGCCTGGAGGCGCAGGCCGATGCGCGGGTGCGGGCGGATATCGCGGCGAAGCTCGCCGGCGCCACGAATGCCGAGCAATATAAAGCGATTCTCGAGGATCTGCCTCTGAAATACGCCCGCACACTGCCGCCGCCCGAGCAGTTCGATCCGGCGAAGACGCCGGCGCAGGTGCGCATGTGGGGGATGACGCCGGCCGAGCAGGCCGTCAACATCCGGCAGACCATGCCGAACACGCCGACCGAGCTGGCCATGGTCGCGAATGATCCGAACGCGCCGCCGGAACAGAGGGCGCAGGCGAAACAAGCGCTGAGGGTATTGGAGCAGCATGCCGCGGCATCGCGGCCGGTCACGCAGTTCGTCGCGCCGCCGGCAATGGCGGGCCAGCAGAGCGCGACCATCGACCAGGTGCCCGAGAATATTCGCGGCCAGGTCAAGGCGATCATCGAGTACCGGACGCCCACGCCGCCGCTCGGGCGCAATAACCCCACCAACCAGGCGATCAATTACTGGGTGAACAAGGTCGACCCGAGCTATGACGCGACGCAGTTCCCGGCGCGGAACAAACTGCGGGCCTCGTTCACGAGCGGGAAAGACGCCGACAACATCACCGCGATCAACACGGCGATCGGGCATTTGGGAACGCTCTACAACGCCGGCAAGCAGCTCGGCAACGTCAACCTGCGAGCGTACAACACGTTTGCGAATTTCCTTTCCCGCGAGTTCGGCCAATCGACCGTCAAACCGTTCCAGACGGCTCGCATCGGCGTGAGCGAAGAACTGGCCAAGGCATTTAAAGGCGGCATCGCGACGGAAGGCGAAGTGAAGCAATGGCAGAATGCCATCGATGCTGCGGACAGTTGGCCGGCATTGCAGTCCGCGATTCAGACGGCAACGGAGATGCTGGCTTCACGCGTTGCCGCGCTTGAGGACAAGTACATGCGGGGTATGGGGAAAGCGCCCGAGCAGCCGCTGCTCTCGCAGAAATCCACGAAGGTGTTGAGTCAGATGCAGGGGACCGGCGGCGCTGGCGACAAGAAAGCCACGCATCGATTCAATCCACAAACCGGGAACATCGAGGAGGTCCGCTAAAATGCCAAAAGTTGTCGAGGTGCCGGGCATCGGAAACGTCGAATTTCCCGAAGCCATGAGTGACCAAGAGATCTCCGCGGCGATCCGCAACCGCCTGAATCAGACATCGCGTGTCGGCGGGCAGAAGGTTTTGGATTACACCAATCAAATGCTGGCGAACATCCCGTCGAGCGCAGCCCGTTTCGTCGGGGATATCGCGACGGCTGTGGGTAATCCAAAAGAAACTGCGGCTGCTCTCGGCGGGCTCGGGCTGGGGCTCTCCGGCGCTCCCGCTTACCGTCAGAACGTCAACGCGCTGGTGAATCTCTACAAGCAGCGGTATGGCGGCTGGGATCAGTTCACCGAAACATTGAAAACCGATCCGGTGGGAGTGCTCGCCGATCTTTCAGCGCTGGCCGATGCAGCGGGCGGTGCTACCAAAAGCCTGCAAATAGCCGCAGATGCGGCGAAGGCCTCGCGCCTGGCCGATGTGGCGGGTACAGCCTCCCGCACGGCGCGAACCGTGAGCGAGGCGACGAGCCCGATCCTCATTCCGAAGCAGGCGGTCCAAGCCGCAGCGACCGCCGCCCAAGTGCCGCAGTATTTGTACCGTACGGCGCTGCGTGGGGGATACGAGGTCCGTACGCCGATTGAAGACGTGCGTCAGCTTGCGCGCACCGGCCTCGCATCATCCCTGCCCGTCACAGAAAGCGGCGTGCGGCGGCTCTATGATTTGCTCGTCGATCTCAATCAGGACGTGAACCGGACGATCCAGGCCGGCAGCCAACGAGGCCTCACGCTCGATACCGAGAAGATCGCGCGCTATGCCGAAGACGTGAAGCCACAATTCGAAACGGTGACGCGCGAATCGAGCCAACGGCCCATCCAGCGCGTACAGGACGAGTTCACACGCGAATGGGGCCCGCAGCCGGCTCAGCCGGCCGGGCTGGTCAATGCGCAGGGTCAACCGATTCAATCAACGCTTCAGGGCTGGCGGCCGATGCCGGTAGGGCAAGGCCAGGCGATTAAGGTCAACACATACCGCGAGCTGCAAAATGAGTTCGGCAAAATGTCGACCGCCGAAGTGGAGGCCAAGAAAGCGCTGGCCCGCGGAATCAAGGACGAGCTGGTCGCGGCATTACCGGAATTATCCGCGCTGAACGCCAAGGAGGCGAAACTACTCGATCTGTCCCCGGTTCTGGAGAAAGCAGTGAACAAGGCGTCCAACGCGACCGGCGGCGGTCTCAAGACCTTGATCACGAGCGGCGTCGCGAAAGGCATCACGGAAAGCAATAAGCTCGCCGTGGCGGCCGGACTGATACAGATGGTTTTAAACGATCCGGCCGTGCGCTCGCACCTGGCGATCGCACTGAACTATGGGCAGCGGGCCCGCCCGGCAACCCGTGCCGGCGCGACGATAGGTACGGCATTGTCGAGAATTCAGGAGTATGAGGATCAACTTCGGCAGATTGCCGCTGGTTCCCAGCAATAAGGATTAGTCCCGGCTGCCCATCCAGATGATCGGAATCACCATGAGCCACGGCACTCCAGAGAAGGCGCATGCGAACATAGCGACGAGCAGCAAGAGAAACCCATCCTGCTCCCACCAAGTTTCTATAGAGTCTCCGATCCGGTCGCGCCAGCGCTGCCACATGCATCGATCGTAAGCGAAGTACGAAAAAACCAACAGAACCACAGGTACTAAATGCGGACCAGCCAGAAAGGCAAAGACCTGATCCGGCAGTTCGAGGACCGCGCCGGATTCGAGCGCGGCGCGTGCTCGCACTGTGACGCCTATCAGGATGCGGGCGGCGTGTGGACCGTCGGGTGGGGCACGACGCACGGCGTCATGGCCGGAGTGAAGATTACGCCGGCCATGGCCGATGATCTGCTCGACGCGCACCTGGCGAAACTCGAGCGGGAATTGGAAGAGGTCTTCGCCGGCGTGGAGCTGACGCAGGGGCAATGGGACGCGCTGGTATCCCTCACGTACAACTTGAAGGGCGGGCCGCGGGCATTGGCCAAGACGGCGCCGAAGCTGGTCGCGGCCATCCGCGAGCGGCGGCGCCTCGATGCCGCGCGCGAGTTTCTGGACATCAACAAAGCCGCGGGCAAGCCGCTCGCGGGCCTGACGCGCCGCCGCCAGGCCGAAGCCAACCTGTTTCTGGAAATCGAGGAGGCCGTATGAAGGTCGGAACCCTCGAAACCAACGCCGGCCACATCATCGTGTGCCTGGCGCTGATCGCCTTCGGCGCGATCTGCGCGCTGCTGCACGTGCCCAAATCCGAAGACATCATCCTGTTCGCGCTGGGCGTGCTGGGGCGCTCGATGAACGACAAGGAAACCAAGAGCGGCAACGAGCGGTCGATCGAGGTGATCGAGCGGAAAGAGACGCCATGAGGTTTGATTGGACGCTGGATGTCGGCCACATCTTCACGGTGATCTCGGTCGTAGCTTCGATCGTGCTGTATCTGTCGCGCAACGCGGGCCAGTATGTGCGCTCGGTGGATTCGATGAAGCGCGATATGCGCGAAATGTCGGAGAGCGTGAGCCGGCTGAATACCGAGGTGCGGCAGCTCCGGGACATCCGGCCGGCCATGGATGCGATCGCCCGGGCCAACGACGAGCAGACCAAAGAGATCGCGCGGTTTTCGCAGGAGCTGCGCTCGATCGACACGCGCAACCAGATTCTGGAGCGCTCGGTCGACCGGCTGGAGAAACGGCAGGATTCGCTCGAAAAGGAAGTGCTGCGCGCGCGCGAAAACATCCATGACATCCGCAATCAACTGATGATGCATCCGGTGCTCGGGCTGGGCTCGTTCCGGCCGCAGCCGCAGCAATCCATGACGGAATAGGGAGAAACGATGAGCTTCTGGAGCAAACTGGCGGGACTGTTTACCGGGCGGGCCAGGCGCGCGATCGACACGGTCGCCGAGCTCGTGCCCAAGGCCCTGCCCTATCTGGACCTGGCCGCGCAGATCGCCGCGGGCATCACGCCGACCCTGGCCGATGACCGCGCGCTCGACCGGATTCACGCGAAGTTTCCGCGGCTGTTCGACGGCACGCTCAAGACCGGCAGCGAAGTGAAGCTCTATATGCTGGCCATAGCCGGCGAGTTGCTCGAGCAGCAGTTTCCGAAGATCTCGACCACAATGGCGCGCCTGGCGGTCGAAGCGGCGTATCTGCAAAAGAACCCGGACGCGCAGCGGGGATGAGTTAGTATCTTGCCATGAAACCAGTTACTAAGTGCGCGATCTACGCGCGGGTCAGCACCGACAAACAAAGCACCGACATGCAGATGACAGACCTGCGCGAGTATGTGCGCCGCGCGGGCTGGGAGTCGGTCGAATACATGGAGACGCAATCGAGCGTGAAGCACCGGCCTGTGTTCGAACGCATGATGCAGGACGCGCGGATGCGCAAGTTCGACACGATTCTGGTGTGGAAGATCGACCGCTTCGCGCGCTCCATGCAGCAGTTCATCAATACGGTTCTGGAGCTGGATGCCGTGGGAGTATCGCTGCGTTCGATCACGCAGAACGTATCGACCGATCAAAAGGACCCGATGGGCCAGTTCGTGCTCGGGCTGTTTGCGCTGCTGGCGCAGCTCGAGCGCTCGATCATCGTCGAGCGCGTGCGTGCCGGCGTGGCCGAAGCCAAGCGCAAAGGCAAGCACTGCGGCCGGCCGGTGAAGATCTTCCGGCGCGACGAGGCGCTGCGCCTGCGCAATGAAGGCAAGAGCTGGCGCGAGATCGAGCGCATCTTAAAAGTTCCGCAAACCACCATCCGCAAAGGATTGCGCGCTGGTGTGTTCAAAGACCTCGCAAAAGGGGGTGTGTACAAAGTCTCCTAACCTGTAGGGTATTGGCGCATTGATTCTACGTAGCAAGTGCCGCGTGTGAGGTGTGTGCTCAAAGCACATGGTTTGTACACGGCTAAGTGCCGTCTGCTCATGGAGATAGGGGCGGGGCGCCGCCCGGCGGGCGGCTACAAAAGGCCACAATGATGGCACCCCCCGGCAGTTCAGAGATTGTGTACTAGTCTCGAAAGATGCGCAGTAAACGCGAGATCGAAAACCAGCTCGAGCACTTTCGCCACGAGTGCGGCGCGCGCGACGGGCGCTGGCGGCCGCGCTGGCGCGGCTGCGATGAATCCGGCCGCGCTCGCCGCCCGCTGCCGCGAGATCCACGACGGCTTACTGGGGCTGGTGAACCGCATGCCGGCGCTCGCCCGCGATCCCGAATTCGCCGAGCTGCTGGGCGGGGTGACCGGAATCGTGATCGACGTGCAGCACCTTCAGGATCTGCTGGCGCGTGTAGAAGCGCGCTCGCCCGAATTGTGGGCGGCCTGGCAGGCCGCCAACGAACAGGAGTAAACGCATGCCGCTCAAACCAGGGAAGTCGCAGAAGACCGTATCCGAGAACATTCGGCGTTTGGTCAAAGAAGAAAAAAAGCCGCAGGACCAGGCCGTGGCGATCGCGCTGTCGAAGGCGGGCAAGTCGCGCAAGAAGTAAACCCGGCGCTGGCCGCGCGCCGGGCATTTTCACCGCACGAAGGATATGACAGATTTATGAACTACCGGGATAGTGCGCACAGCGTGCGAAAGCTCGCAGTTCTCGGTCGTTTGTGCGCAGGTGCGCACAAACGCACCAGGATGCGCGCCCCGGTTTTTTACTATTTTCCGTCAAATCTAAGCGTGACACACTCAGATTTCTGTCCGACAGGTGTCCGACAGGGTTGGACAGGCTCACCACGGATCGGCGCCCCGCATCGACCCGCCAGGCGCGCCCGCGAGCAGCGCAAGCAGCGATCGGCGGGTCATAGTTTCTCCAGATCCGCCCGCCGGTAGCGGTACGGCCGCATGTGCTCCAGCCGCTTGAGCTTTCCTCGCGCGACCAGCTCGCCCAGATACGCGGCCGGCAGGCCGGTATAGCGCACGGCTTCGGCGGTGGTCAGATAGACCTTGGCCCGCAGCTCTGCAAGCGGCAGCGCGTCGCGCCCGGGCGGGGGGATCGCGGCCAGGGCTTCGAAGAGCCGCGCGGGCACGAGCTGGCCGCCGGGGGCCGGCAGGGCGGCCTGTCCGTCAGGGACGGACAGGCCCTTTTCTCTCGCTAAGCGCAACACCTGATCGGGATTATAGACCGGCACATTGGGGCCGCGCTCGTGCTTCGCCAGGCGCCCGCGGGCGTGCAGGCGGTCGACCGTGCGCTCGCTGACGCGCAAGGCCTGCGCCACCTGCGCTTTCGTGAGCCATTCGGAGATGGGCTTCATCGGGGCCTCACTGGACCGGGGAAGGGCCGGCGCGTTCCTTCCTGGCGTAATCGCTTTCGGGATATTCCTCCATCGCTGCGGCGTGCAGGGCTTGGGCGAGCTCGGCGGCCGAGCCGACGTTATGCCATCCCGGCGTCGACATGTCGCTATATCGCTCGTCCATGTAGGAGCACAGGGCGAAATCGAAGCCGCCATCCCAGAGCATGGTGATGGTTACGTTGATTTCGGAATCGTAGAGGGCCTGTAAGGTGCTGTCAAGATTTCTGGCCATAGATGACGCTCGCGGGGAATCACTCGATGCCATACGAGCGGAGCTGGTCCCTTTCAGCCTGGAGGGCGCCTTTCACCTCGTAATATTCCGCGATCAGGCCGCGCAGCAGCGCCGGGCTAAAGTCCTCTCCGATCTCGTGCAGAATGACATCGACGTTGGCGCGGTTCTGCAGGCCTCCCATAGGATCGAGCGCAATCGCTTGGCTCAGTCCACTGAGAAGTTGACTGAGGAGACCGAGCCTCCTGGTCAGTTCCGTCATCCGTTTCCTGGTAGCGCCATGCTGCCGGACCAGGCGGCCGATCGTCGCGTCGTATTCGCTCTCGCTCATCGGTACGATCACTCCTTCATCGTATGGTTACGATGCTATCTTTTACACTGAGAGCCAACATGCCCGATCTGGATTCTATGGAACGGGGCCTTCGAATCCTCGCAGCATTTCCAAGAGTTTTTCAGGAGTGGCTGCGCCGAGGGCGTCCAGAATCGTTTTCGTTTGCCGATGAACTTGCTCGCGAGCTCGGCGAAGCTGTTCCTCCGAAAGAACTCCCGCTTCAGTATCGGAGATGGATTTCATAGAGCCATACCCGCTCACGCTTGCGGCCCCCGGTCGCGCACGATCGAATCGACGACCTTGATGAGCGCGTTCAGGCGCTCCTCGGTATGATTCTGGGCTTCGGCGAGCTTTAGAATTGCGTCTCGGGTTACGTTGGCAAGCTGGCCGACCACATCCGTGAGCCGCTCCAGGTTCGCCTCGATCCGGTCCAACCGGGAATTTCCGTTCGGTGTCATTTCGCTTCTTTCTTCCCCCACCGCTTCGCTGCGGCCTTTTGGGCGATCTCTTTCCGCTTGGCAGCGTTCAGCGCTTTGGCGCGGGCCTTGCCGCCCTTCAGGCCACCCTTCCGCCCAAGAGCCGCCTTTTCCTCGTCCGTGAGTTGCCGCATACGGAGTTTGCCGAGAGCGACGGCACCGGGATGTTTCTTCGGCACGTTGTTCATGGCGTACGCCCCTCATGCCCGTTGCGCGGCACGGTGAGATTCTCGATCAGTTTCTTCTGCGCTTCTGCGATCTGGATTAACAGTTTGGCGCCATAGTGCAACAGTTTGGATGTGGCGCTCAACCGCCGGTCAATCGAGTCCATGCGTTCGCGATGCTGCTTATGGGATGCGATCCATTCTTTCTGGCTCACCTCCCATTGCGCCCGCATTCGCTCTTCGAAAGCGTCCATGCGTGTTTCCCAGGCTGGTTTCTTGGCCATACGCCCCCATAGTTTACCAGCGTAATCAGCGCTGGACAAGTACTGGGTACTCGCCCGGCAGCACACAGTACCTGATGCTTGGTTCGGTGCTTGACCAGCGCTGCTTACAGTGCGATTCTAAGACTGTAAGCAACGACGCGAGTCGATAACGCGCGAAAGAGAGAAACGAAATGAACGAGACGCCGAATACCCCGAAACGCTGCTGGTTCTGCCATGGCGGCGGCCGTATCCGCATGTCCGCCGAACTGTCCGTGCCGTGCACGATCTGCGACGGCCGCGGCACGTTGAAAACGCACCGCCCGCAATGCATGCAGGCGTGGATCGACACCACGCCCCGCAAGCCCGCGCGCAACGCCCAAGTCGCCGAGCCGCTGCGCTCGGTTCTCAACCAGTTTTCGAAGGGGGTGGCGTAATGGAAAAGATCAAGTTCGAGATCAACAAGCCCGTCGAGATGCGCCTGGCGTATCTCGAAGGCAAGCCCGTCAAATCGGACTACGGATTCGACGGCATGCAATACATGTACAGCACGACTGACGGCCGCGTGTTTTTCGTCGCCACGAAAGCGGGTCAGATTATCGAACAGCAACTCATGAAGCTCAACATCGAGAAGGGCGAGCCCGTCGAGATCGGGCGATTCGAGTTCGACATGGGGCGCGGCCGGAAGCAGATTCAGTGGATCGTGAAGCGGGTCAACCCGATCGGCGAGCAGCGCGATGGGACGTTCGCGGTCGAGAATGGCGCCGGGACGGGTGCGCGAACACCCGCCCCGGTGGTTGAGCCATCTGTTACTGCCACTTCCAACGGCAATGGTAACAAACCGCCCGTCAACGGGCACGCGGCCGCGGCCGGCGCGCCCGAGCACAACATGCACCAGGGATGGGGGCAGTTTTTGCTGTCGCAGACCAATGCGATCATCGATGTATACGCCGCCGCGCTTCGTTATAGCGCGCGCCACGAAGGCCTTGTCAAGGCCGAAGATGTGCGCTCGGTCCTGCTGAGCGCGTTCATCCACATTTCCCGGAACGGAGGCGCGCATGTCGCCTGAAACCCTCACTCGCGGAGCGGCCCTGGCCGCTCCCGCGCCGCTCGGCGAAACGCTCTCGCCGTCGAAGGCGAAACTGTGGCTGGAATGCTCAGCGCGCTGGTGGTTCAAATACGCGATGGGGCTGCCCGACCCGCCACGTGCAGATATGGTGCGCGGGATCGTGATCCATCGCGTGGTCGAGGCCTACATGAAGGCGAAGCGGGCCGGACAGACCCTGGAGGCCGACGACCTGGCCGAAATCTTTTCTAGCGCCTGGGAAGCGGCCTGCGAGGGCGCCGTATTCGACGGCGCCGACGATCTGGGCCAGCTCCAGCAGGAAGCGGCCATCCTGGCCCGCAAGTACCTGGACGAAGCCGCGCCCGAGATCGAGCCGGCCAAGATCGAGATGCCGGTCGCGGGCGCGATCGGCGGGGTACACGTCCGCGGGGTGGTGGACCTCATGGATGTGCACGGGCGCATCATCGATCTGAAATCGAGCGGGCGCAAGCCATCGAAGATCAACCCCGGGTATGCGTTTCAGGTCGCGACGTACGTGCAGCTCGCGCCCAGCGCATCGGGCGAAGTGCGGCTCGATACGCTCGTCAACACGAAAACCCCGCAGCTCGTCACGCTGCCCTATCGCGTGAGCGAAGCTGACATCCGTATGACGCAGACCTTGTACCCGCACATTCAGGAAGGCATGCGCGAAGGGCGCGTGTTTCCGAACCGCAACTCGACGACGTGCTCGCGCAAGTACTGCCCGTATTGGCAAGAGTGCGAAGCGGAGTTCGGGGGCCACGTAGAATAAGTTTTCTGCCGCGTGGAACGCGGGACGTCCTAGGCGTCCAAACGCGGGCCGGTCCGGGTGGCTCCGAACCGGCTAATCTACGTTTGGCAGAAAGGAGGCAGCGGATGTTCTACATCACGCTGACTGTCACGATCGCAATGGCCGTTGCGATCACGGTCACCGTCCGTTATAAGCGGCGGTAATCGGAGTGCCAGCTAAACTGCGGGTCTGGGAAACCAGGCCTGCATCCCTCCCAAGAATACCTCACCAGATCCCCTACAAAAAAGGCCCGGCTTTGAGACCGGGCCTTGTCCTTTCTCCCCAACTGATCACTCGAACTGCACTTTTTTTTTTAATCTAACAAATCCGTGGCAAAATGTTCGGAAAGAGCAGAGTCTCTTCTGAGCTGGACAGAGCGCCCGCGCCGACGGGTTGCGACCTCGTGGCGCGGGCGTTTGTTTTATGGAGATGCGGCGGCGCATGATCGCGATCCTGGCCGGGGCGATTTTCGGTTCCCGGGCGCGCGCCGCGCTGCCCGACGTGCAGCTCCTGGGCGTCTACGCTGACCCGTCAGCCGCGGGCGAAATGCAGAGTATGCATCTGCGCCTGGGGCCGATGATCGCAATCGACTGGAACGCGAATCCGCGGCGGCTGTATGTGCGCTTCAAGTTCAACCAGCGGGCGGTGCGCGGGGCTGATGGCGCCTGGACCCTGCCCGATATTCCGCTGGCCTCGATGAGCGCGGTTTACCGCAACGGGCTGCGCCAGGCGCCCGGCGGCGATTTCACGCTTTCGGGCGCGAAGATCACGTTTCGCGCCGCGACCGAAGGCGACGACATTGTGCTGGCCGATTATGCGTACTGAGACGCGGGAGCGGCGCGAGGCCTGGATGCGGGCGCGGCAGCGGGCGAAGCAGAGACCGCGCCGGGCGGCGCATGCGCGCTGGAATTTTCGCTGGAAGTTTCTGGCCGCCGAGCGCGAGCCGCGCAGCCTGACGCCTTCGACCTGGCCGGCGGTCGAAGACGCGCTCAAGCGCTGGATCGGCGGGCCGCCGTTTGACAATCTG